TATAAAAATTGTCTACAATATGCATAAAATGCAATTTGGGTCGCAGAGACCCGTCATGGTTGGACGTGCAACTAAGCCCGCTAAGGCAGGCTCAGCACGCCGAGTGGCCGCCGAAGGACCGGAAGACGGAACTTTCGCGCGCTACGACTCGGACGTCAAGTTCACGAACATCGTCCCGAACGTCAACGTGTGCCGCGTGAAAGACGACGACTCGCAAGTCGGAGTCGCCAAAGGCACGTTGATGGGAGGAGTCCCCGTAGTCGTACCGAAAAACGACGCGGGAGCCACTGCACACGCCATGAAGAAGCGGTGTGACCACAAACCGGTCCTCCCGGAGAGGGAACGGTTTGACTTGGGTCACCGCATCATCATGGGCAAAGTGCCGGTTATGCCTACCATAGTCATAACCCGCGAAGATTTCGAGGCGTACGTGTCGACGTACACCCCGGAAAAAGCTGCTAGGCTCCTGGCCGCGGTGAACGCACCGCAGTTGAACTACGAGGGCGAACGGTCAATGGTGTTCGCGAAGCAGGAAGTCCTTCTCAAGGACCACGGTGCGCAGCCGCGTGTCATCTACCAACAGACTGACATGCACAATGCGCTAGCAGGTGTGATTTGTGTGGAGCTCAATCGCCGCATGAAGAACATCTTCTCGAAGAAAAACCCCCTCAACACAGGCAACGTTATGCTGTATGCCTGTGGTCTCCATAACGAGGAGATCGGGGATATTCTTGAGGGAGCACCGGGGGTTGTCATTGAGAACGACATGCGCAACAATGACGGGTCGCAGAGCGCACATTTTCGCCGGAGTGAGGCGATGATGTATGCGAAGTTGGGAGCCCCTGCGTGGTTTGTGCGCGAGTTTGCGCGCAATACCGAAGTAAAAGTGTGGACGAGATTTGGTATCTCGTCCACTGTTAAGGGTCAGATGTGGTCGGGGAGGAACAACACCACAACTGGCAATAGTTACGTCGGTATGGCGGTGATGTCGGCTTGTCTCGAGGAGGCTGGCATCAAGCAAAGCGTGAACATCCACGGGGGGGATGATTACCTCGGGATCGTGCCGGACGGGCAACAGGATGGCTTCAAGGCCGCGATAGAGAAGGTCGTCCCACTGGTTGGGATGGAGCCTGAAGTCGTCATCCCCCGTACCCGGCAACACGCAACGTTTTACCGTAAACGTTACGTCAGGTCCATGGGACGAACCCGAGGTGTCCCACAGTTCGGACGCGTGCTGTCCAAGCTCAACCTCCGCGCTAACCAGAACGCGGCGGTTGGGGATCGTGAGTACATGGCGGGCAAGTATTTGTCCGCTGCGTATGAGCACAGGTACGTGCCGGTGATTGGCGGCCTGCTCAGGAGTGTGAGCGAGGCGATGTCCCCCCGGCCGCATTTAGATGCGGACACCAATCGGAAGACTGGGGGAATGTCGGCAGAGAAGATCGGTGAGGTCGTAGACAGCGTTCAGCCGCTGGATGAAGAAGCGTTCTCGGGGTTTTTGGGGGAGGTTTACCAGGTCACTTTGGATGAACTGGTTGACTCCTACACGCAGGTAGCCAACGGGTGCGTTGACTATCTCAACAAGTGGACTGTCGTGGGAAAACGCGGCAAGTCCTTCGTGAAACCCGGGTACGTTGCCCCTTTTCTTAGGGGCACCGTGGCTGACAAGCTGGTGCGCACCGACCTGTTGTTCTGAGCAGGCTGTGGCGGGTGATGGGTGACTAGTC